TACTGCCTTTTTCATTGTAAACTTCAAGTCTTCGTTTTGGTCAGCAGTATATGTTGAACCATTTTGTGATTTAAATAATACACCTGCATAAGGTTGTCTAGATACAGTTCTTGTTCCGTCTAGAGTTGTTTCTCCCATTCTACTACCATAAACTTGATATGAATTACACATTGACATGACAACAAATACATACTCTCTATTTTCTTCTAGGTAGACTGGCGAATCAAAAGTAAATGTTGTTGCTGATGTTCCGTCTGTGCTTATATTTACATTATCTGGATTTAGTGTTTTAGTACTAAATGGTACGATTGTAGGTGCTGGATAACCATTTACCATTTCTTGAATTTGTATTGTAACTGGAATAGTATCATCTTTTGTGCCAAAGAATAAATCTAGAGATGTTAAGAATACACCACCTGTGTCATCTACTAAAAATGATTGTGCAAGTGGGTCAATCCAACCTATTACTCTCCTAGTTTCTCTAGTTGATGACCTTGTAATTCTTCTATCATCAACAACACTTTCTCTAACTATATTAAACTCTCTTGTTGAACCTTCACTATCTAAAATACCTCTTGCAATATAATCACCCTCAGCAGCTGTTTCTACATCTGTTATTGTTCTACTATCAGTTGATGATGAAGTTAACCTAAATACTCTACGACCCGCTCTCCATCTAGGATTTGAATCTACTGTTGGGTCTGGTATTACAAAAGTACCTGATACAGCACCATTTGAATCTGTAACTAATTGACCACCTTCACTACCACCTGATGGTGTTACGTTACTAGATATGTCTATGTTATCAAAGAATGGAAATACTCTAGTGTTAGGTTTCATTCTTGTTGCACTAAACTCAATACTTCTATTTCTAATAAATGGTAGTATGTTCATACTAACTACTCTATCGCCAAGTTCTTCTCTCATTTCAGCACTTACAAGTCTAGTTCTTACACCAGTTCTATTTTGTAATACTTGTTGATTAGTTGTAATCGTATCAATGCTAAATCTTCTTCTACGACCACCGCCACCTTCATCTTGTGTTCTGCCTGTAGCAGATTGATTTACATCTTGTGGTGTACCAGTCCAAAAGTCTTGCCATTGATTCCATACTGTGCCAAAAGGATTATCTAAAATATTTGAACCAGATATATTTGCAGCTAGTGTATCAAATTGTCCAGTCTCATTACTGATTATTTCAGGTAATCTTTCTGTTTCAAACCACTCATCACCTGGTGGTGTTAAATTTACAAATCCTACCCATGTAAATATATCAAATGGATTTACAGGAATAAGTTTAGTTGCAAATGGTTGTGTAATCTGTGCCGTTTCAGAATATGGTAATGTTAATAAATCACCTGTTTTCTGATAATTTGTATCTGCTCTATCAGCATCCACGATTGCCGTATCATCATCATCTCTTTCAATAAGTTTAATACCTTCTGTGTGATGAGTAGGTCTTAATTCACCACTTGCAAAATCCATAGCACATTTATAATCAACATCTCCTACATTACCTATTGAATGACCTACAAAGTTATCTACAACAAATCCGTTTTTGAATCTATCAAATCCTTCAGCGTCTTGTATTTGTAATGATTGAGCTGCCTGTTCTAATAAACTTAATTGAGTATAAAATTCTACATTTTCAATTCTTTTTTCTAATTTACCAATATCTCTCATGGTAAATCTTCTATTATCAATTCTCTTAATATCTACTTCTTCAGGTGTTAAAGTAAATGAAGGTATAAACAAAGTATATAAATGCATTGCATTTTCTAAGTCTTCTGGTTTTTGAGGTTCTAAGTCTGAAGTACCCTCTACTACTTGAAAACTACCTTCTTTATCTAAGAAAATTTTATCTATTCTGTTTAAGAAAAATTCATGGTCAGTTGTAACATCACCACCAAATTTTGCCATGTCTATAACACTTGCACCTGAACCACTAAATTGTCTATCTTGTCCATCGCCTGAGTTGATAGTTGTAGCGTCATCTACTCTAGGTCTAAAGTCTAAACTATCTCTAAGTTCAAAAGTTTCACCTGTTGTATCTGATTCATAACTAGGTATGGCAGAATAATCTACAACACCTTCATAAGAATCAACATCAAAGAAATCACCAGCACCATGTGAGAAGAAACTAAATGTAATTAATAATCTTCCTGTAGGTGATGATTTGCCAGGTTTAAGTTTTAATCTTCCTATATCATAGAAGTTATCTCGTTGCCCTGTATCTAATTCGTATCTATCAGTAACATCTGTATCACTTGTAGTTGCATTTGTACTAAAGTCTCCTGCCATATGAACACTTGCCACTTCAAATACATCTGCCTTACCTATATTAACACCACCTCTAGCAGTTGCTAATGCCTCAGTCGTTACTTGTTTTGTTTGACCTGTACTTAATGTTTTTGTTTTTGATGATACAACACTTCTAGTTATTGTTGCAAGTATTTTTACAACATGTGAAGCAAAGTTTGCCCCAAAGTCAAATTTTAAAGTTGTGGTAGATGGTGCCGAAAATATAACCGAACCTTCATGGTTATTACCTGTGATACTTAATACATCACCAGCGGCACCTGAACCACCTGAACCTGTTGATACAATTGAAACTATGAAGTCATTTTCTGCAACACCACTAAATGTTTCATTAGATGAACAAGTAATTGTAATATCACCATCGGATGATAATGTACCTGTAAATTGTCTTCTAATTTTTAGTGATGTATCTACAACACCAGAGTTAGCAGTTGTTTTTAAAGTCTTGGTAGTTTTGTGAGGTAATCTCATTATCGCTGTATTTTTATCAGCGTCTTGAAGTTTTGCTCTTGTTCTAGTTACGATACCTTTTGTTGTTACATCTGAACCACCTACATTAGCAGATAGTTCTATTTGTGTATCTGATATAATTAAATCTACTACAGCAGTTGTGTCTGTACCAGCGTCATCTATAAATGATATACTATCACCTATTTTTAATTCGTTTGTAAATTTAGTTCCGAAACCTTGTACTGCATTACTAGAGTTTGCAACAGTAATTGTTCCTGTTAGTGTTAATACATCACCATCTGCAACAGTTCTAACTGTATCAGCAGTATAAGTAGGTGAACCTGCCATAGAAATTTGTTTAACAGCAGAGAAGTCAAAAGTTTCTACACCTTTAAAACCAAAAGCGTCTGATTGAATACTACCTGAATTACCAGAAGTACCACCAGTTAATGTTTCTCCAGCAGAGAATACACCTTGCACATCTGATACAACACAAACTGTGTGTTGAACATTACCAGAAATAGTTGTACTACCTAATGCATAAGTTGATGTACCATCATACAATTGAAAAGTTGTAGAAGTTGTATCTCTAACTGTAAATACTTTAGATGTAACAGTTGATGAATCAGAAGCAATCAATGTTCCTGAAAATAATACTTGCATACCATCTTCTAATCCGTGAGCCGCACTTGTTGTAACAACACCGGCATTAGTTGCACTTGAAATAGTTGCTGAATGATTTACACTAACACTTTCTACTACACCAGTTGCACCTGATGAACCACCTGTTACTACCTCTCCTGTTGTATAAGATACATTTTTTGCAACATGTAAATGTGTTAGCATTACAATGTCCATCAGGAAGTGTTTATATGTAGCAGTTGTTAATGAACCACTTGACATTATATCTGATGTATCAGTACCAGTTGAATATTCAAATCCTCTAGACTTTGCACGACCAATTTGTTTAACTGATGAATTACCTGCTGTTAGTATTGTGCCTCTAGATGATGTATCTGCCTTGTGTAATAATACTTGTTTAAATGCTTCAGTAGTTGTACCTGAAGATACTAAACCAACATCTGGCGAACCAAATACATTATTTACTACAACATGATTACCTACATCAAATCTAGTAGGAAATCCATTGTTAGTATCAAAATCTCTTGCTTTATTTACATCTAGGAATGATGTACCAATATTTTCTAATTCATATCCTTTAACATATGCTTTACCAGGTCCAATACCTACTGCAAGTTTTGTAGTTGAAGCAGTATTGCCTTCTGCTGTCGTAGCACCATCTGAATAAATACCTCTATTGTTATTTGCTAATACTGATTCTCTAACATCAATATCTAATCCTCTTACAGCATAATCACCTGATTCATCAAAAGTTCTTCTAGCAAGTTCATCTTCTATAATATTGTATGGCGTTGTTCTAACTTGGTTTTGAATTTTACCATCTTTTAATCTTAATAATTCTATAAAGTTTTCATCATCTGTTGCTGATAAAGTTTTCTTTGATAATGTTAATGCAATTTTAAATCTATGAGCGCCAGGTGCATTAACATTTGATGAACCTGTTGCATTATCGTTTAGTGAAGAATCATCATTAGGTGTAATATAACTTTCTGTAATTGCTAAACCTACTCTATATGAAGGTGTATTAGTATATTTGTCTAATACTAATCTTTGATTAGTTACATCAACATGAAATCCGTTTATGTAATAAGTTCCTGCTTGTATTTCAGCAGCCGAACCTGTGTGTGTACTTGTTACTACTGCCGATACAGCAGTTGATGTTGAATCAACACCAGATATGGTTTCTCCATCTGTAAAAGTAAATGCTGTGTTATTTGTACCTGTTTTTAAATACTTAACATATAATGTGTTTGGGTCAGAACCATCTGTTACATCTGTTTTCACTACAATTGCTTGAACGCCAGAAGTTCCACCTGTTAAAACAGAACCTTCAAAAGTTGATAGTGTTGATGTTCCTGTAAATGAAGTTAATTTTACTGAGTAATAATTTGTATCAAAACTAATTTCACCTGGTATGACCATTGCACCATGCTCAAATATATGGTCTGATAGTTGTTCAATTTGATTCTGTAGAATCGTTTGCGATTGTGTTAGTTCTCTCGCCTGAACAGCAAATGCTGGTCTAAATAATATCCGATGAAAATTTTTAGTCTTACTAAAATCATCAAAATATGGCGAAAGATTAAAGTCTGTTGGACTTGGCATTTATCTTCCTCTAAAATTCAACAATTAATTTTATATTCTCAGTCTGGTCGGACGCCCTTGTTATTGGCGACCTATTTTCTTGATAAAGAACATCTGTGTCAGCGTCAATTTCACCAGAATTATATCCACTAGAAAATGCAATATTATCAACAGTCTGTGTTGATGTATCTGGTGTACCTGTTGCACTAGATGATTGACCTGTAATTGTATTTGAACCACTAAAATCAGTTAAATTACCATTACTATCTACGCCTTCATCATTAAATCTTGTTTGTATGTAATAAAGTATTTTATTTGTAGAATCATACTCTACTACTTTTCCTACAGCACCTGTACTTGCCTGATTGATTTCTTCATCTACTGTAAATGTACCAGGTGTACCTGATAGTTTAACTGCCTTTGTGCCTCTTAAAGTTGTTGCACTAGCAGCTGAACCACCTGTTGTTGGGTCTAATAATAATCCAACCCTTCTAAAATCGTTTTCAGTTGTAAAGTCACCTGAGTTAGATGATTCATCACCTGTAAAGTCCGTGTTCATCATTACAAAATGACCACCTAATTCTTCTACTGCATTTGCCCCATGACCA